CCCCCCCCCCCCCTCAAAGTAAGATATAAATTATTGACACAGTCTTAATGCAAAGCATTTTATTAAGGGAAAACACTAAAAAACCTTTTGTTTTGTAAATTTTGATGGCGAGAAAAACAGATTGATGTATTAAAGCCAAAATATAAATAAAAATGGTAATAAGCAACTAATAAGCTTTTGTTGTAATTCTTTTGTTCCAAGAAGCCCAGAAATGAATAGCGTGTGGTCTTTCTGATGTAGGCGCAGACCGCACAGCCTTTGTCGCAAGTGCATAAATTAGACCAGCCACCTTGATACGATTCGCATGACCGTCTTCAACTGAGAGAGCGAGAAAAGTTTTGGTCGCACAGCATATAATGGCTTCTAAGAGCGCTTATGCGTTCTTGTAATCTTGCGTATTCGTCCATTCGCGCGTGGATTTTGCAATTATTTATATATGTTTAATCTAATAAATACTTTAATAATCAATTCTCAAAACGGGGCAATTTAAAATATTTATAATAGATATAAATATAATGCAGGTAAATGTCCCATTGCGCGTCATAATTTCCGGAATTATATTGCTAGCGTTGGATTTAACATATATATCTATTGCTTCATCTTTTTTTTCAAAACAGATTACATTAGTTCAAACAATGCCGGTAAAAATAAACTACGTTGCTGCAATACTAGCATATATTGCCATAATATTCGCAATTAATTATTTTATATTAAGCAAAGATGCAAGCGTCCTAGATGCTTTCCTTCTCGGGGTTTCCATATATGCGATATACGAATTGACTAATTATTCTTTGTTTCGCAATTGGCAATTTAAGACAGTCGTTGTTGATACATTGTGGGGTGGCATATTATTTGCTACAGTCGTCGCAATAATGAAGATTACGAAAATGTGATGCATTGCATTGCATTGTTATTAAGATGTATTATAAAATGCTTACGCCAAACAACAGTGTTTGCATTACAACAGGAATTCTGCTATGATGCAATTAGTGAGAGGCGCAGGGCTAATATAGTTACTAACTTTGCAAAGCGTTCAATAAATGTTATTTTTAACGAAGGACAAGTAATCATCATAAGTAATTATGCATCATATTAGTATAACTATGCAATTATTTGCGATAATGATTTTTTTAGTATTCCTAATTTCTTAGAAGAATTAAATAACATATTTATCTTATTACCGGATAACTGGCGATGTTTGCATTTATGCTTTGGCTACTTATGGTAGCGACAGTTTCGCGATATGTCCAAAGTTTTATATTTAAATCCTGTGTATATATGTAGATGTGCCCTGTGCCCTTTGATAAATCAGGAAGATTTTATAATAATTGCGATGGGAAAAAGTATTCTGATAGAAGTTTTTTGGATTGGAGGGCCTATTGCAATGTTAATCAATAAAAATAATTACGAATCATTATTACATTATTTTTATTGATTAACAATGCACGGCATATCAATAATGACGTAATACTAACGCGAATATTATCAAGTCGTGATTATGTATGTAGAAATTAGGATATGAAGAATGTGGTGGAACCATGTTCAAATGAAGAAATTGCAATTTTTTTATTTGCATTATAGTATAATGGCATTTGCATTTGCATTTGCATTTCATTACTTGCATCATTTAGCAAAATGGCAGGATCCAATTTGCATTTTAGAAATATCAGAAGAGTCCGATTATAACCTAATAAAATTATATCGTGAAAGCAACATTGACATAAGACTACAAGATGATATTAAAGTATTAAACTATGGAAACAAATTACATTGGAGCATACCTACCAATCAAATTTTTAATTTTCCTTTAAATAAAAGCATTTATGCGAAAAAATTTGATTTAATTATATTAAATACAATAACCGAGGAGGGAGGGGAAGGTATAATGTCCTTAATAAATGAGGTATTAGTGAAAAATGGCGATATTATTGTAAACAACAACATTGCCAAAGATATTAAAGAACTTTTACCTAAAATGTTTGCAGACATTACAACATTTCCACATTACATTTATTGCACCGGATTTGCGCAGTTTCTTTCTCCTCGCAAAACTTCATTTAATGGAATTTCTTATGATATACAAAAATGGGAAGAAAGTGCTTTAAAAAATGCCGCGGCCATTAATGCATTCCTTTTTCCAGATAAATATGAGCATAAAATCCAAAATAAGAGATTGATGATTTCATTTACACAAAATAGTTCATTTACACAAAATAGTTCATTTACACAAAATAGTATAGCACCCGACGAATTTATGTTTAGAATTCGCGCTATCGAAAGGGATTTATTTTTATCGAAGCGCAGAATAGATTTCGTCCCATCATTACCTAAATATGAAAAGATAACAGATATGTTAAACGTAAGCACGAAGTTAAAAAAACTAATCCCTGGAAAACATAGGATGTCTCAAGCATTCTTTAAAATGTTGGAAATATTGCATCATGTGCCATTAATTAGGCATAAACAAATAAATGTATTGCATTTATGTGAAGCACCTGGGCAATTCATTCTTGCTTTTATGCACTATTGTTGCAAATACGGCATTAAGTATTCCTGGCTTGCAACTAGCCTGCGCGATGGATTTGGCGATCATTATGGCCTTATGGCAAAATATCCTAATAACTGGACATATGGCGCCGATGGAACCGGAGATATTACAAATCACAAAAATATTGCATTTTTGGCAAAGGACAAGAAATATGACGTAATCAGCAGTGATTGCGGGCAAGCAACCGCAACATTTGGCTTGCAAGAAGAAGAACTTATGGAAATAAATTATTGTCAAATAGTGACAATATTGTTGTGCCTGCGTATTGGCGGTAATTGTATTTTCAAAACTTTTTTACCTATGGCATTGCCTTTGAATATAAGCATTATGGCTTTATTTTATAAGTTATTTACAAAGATAATATATTTTAAACCATCCCTTAATCCGAGTAGCAGCGAGATTTACATTTGCGGGTTGGGCTATCTTGGTAATATATCCCCGGCGATGTTGCTTAAAAAAAGGGATCCAATGAAATGGATGCAACCTACTTTTTCGCGCTCTTTCATTGATTCTCATTTTTCCGCGTTAGAACAATTTTCAAAGAAAACTCAAGATTCTATTACGAGAAGTCTTGTTATTTATTATCATGGCGATCATATCGATCTAAATAATTTTTGCGAAAAATGGATTAAGAAATACTATTTATCGCTATTATAACTAATAAATACTATTTATAACGCGAACATACCTCTCCATTGCGGATTTAAATTGAGCAAGTTCATCAGATACACGCATATGCATTCCTTTATCTAATTTTTCAAGACCGTTTTGCATAAATAAAATTACCTTTGCATCACTGTTTAATGCGATCAACTCAAATGGTTCTAATTTGGTTAAATATGTAAGTTGCTTATTAAATTTATTTAAGTAAAACAGATATATAAAATTGTTATCGAGACTCTTGCTATTTTGGTATACGTTTCTAAATGTAGATTTTACTAAGTTATATAAAAACGGATACGTTTCTGCAAAAATAACTTCGCGTGAAGACATAATCATATTTATGATTATTATAATAAATAATCAATTGCGTTATGCAATATGCGATATGTATCATGTAATCCTATTAATAATTTCTTCTTCTAAAACCACAGCAAAACCCGGTTATAATATCTTCATACGTATCATCTGCTTCTTCTTCTTCTTCTTCTTGATAAATACTTGAAGAAGATGATGCATATGAAATACTATCATCGTCTAAAATAATTTCATTATTTCTGTCATTAGGAATGCCCTCAAACTCTACTAAATCGTCAAATTCGTCAAAATCCGCAAACTCTGAAAAATCGTCAAATTCATCAAACTCCGCAATCTCCACGCTATATTTATTTTTCATACTGCAATTACAATAAGGACATATATTCGACCTCAAATTATCAAAACAATATGCACATAAATCATGGCAATATTTATCTATTGTATCGTCGATATGACGAATTGTAATAAGATTCGTCGTTTCATAACATATTATGCATTCACTCATTATTGTTTTTTATTAAGATTAAATTTTCAATTACATTATGTAATTGAAAATAATTATGATATTACATAGACTAAATGGATAAATTGCACGAAATATTTTATATATTTCGTGCACATTGCGGAACAAGCACTGTTTTGTATAATCATATAGAAAGTTATAAATTTATAAAATCATTACCTAAAATAGCCAAGGAATACGATTCGGCAGATATAGATATTTCTAAGTTATACAAAAAAATAAATTCTGAGGATGGTTGGATGATAAGTATTTTATTACAAAGATACTTATTTTATAACTCGTTATATAAAGCCTGTGCATCACATATTATTAATGATCTTATTTATCCTGATTGTAAATTTTTTCGTAATAACGAAGACACGAAGATAATGTCGAGGTATAAATATAAAAAGAAAATGTGTGCATTTCTTTCTTTTTATATAAGAATGCAACAATCAACCATGATAATTTACGATTGCGTTTATATAATAAAATTTATGCCTGGTGATTATACTGAGGTTTTATGGGATATAAACCCTTGCGCCGAAGATATGCAAATGATTGCAAAGATTAGAGACAGAATAATACACCCAACCCCATATGGCTTTTTTTTTGGCAATTGCACAATTTTAGATGATTGTGCAATTGCATTTAATAAAGCGTGTGATTTGCATTATAAATGGCTACAATTTAAATCATCATTGAGGTATACCTGGATTGTTGGTTGTATTCAGTCATAATTATAACTAGAATTATAATTATAATCGAATTGCGCGAAGTTATCCTTTGGATTTTTAGTCAAAATGATTATTTATTATCCTAATAATATATTTATTTAGTATAATACTAAAAACCACATCAAAATGCGTTGCACCCCACGAAGTGGGCCAAGATCTGCTAGTCTTATAAAGTGCGTTAGAGAATATATTCCTGGTCCTGCTATTGGACTTGAACCCGCGCTTGAACCCGCGCTTGGACTTGGTCTTGAACCGGCGCTTGGACTTGAACTCGGTCTTGAACATGGTCTTGGACTTGAACCGGCGCTTGGACTTGGACATGGACTCGGGCTTGGACTTGAACCCGCGCTTGGGCTTGAACCCGTGTCTCAAACGCCAGACAAAAACACGCCTATTGTCTTAAAAAGAAAACAGGTGGAAACTCCTGACTCAAAAGGACAATCGAGTGAACCTCGTGTCTCAAACAGACAACGCATAATGCCAATAAGGCCCATTCAAACACACAAACAGGTTGAACTAATGCCAAAGCATACAGAACTGACGCCGGAAGAGGCATTAAAATGGTTTCTGTCTGAAGGTAATAAGAACCTTACATGGCAAATAGGTCCGGATTCGTTCGCGTATCATGAGAAGCATACCGAATACAGTCCCTTAAGGTATCCATTCAGTAAGGCAGTGATAAACCATGGCCTTTTTTCGAATGTCATTGCAAGCCAAGAGAATAACGGTCTCAGAATTCCGACTTGGACACATACCGTTCATATTTTGGACGATGACCGGACATTTTCCGCAGAATACGCACCATGTGCAAAAGAGGCCATCAAAAAGCCCGTTCTGGTCGATGCAGTTATAAAAGGTAGGCCATGCGAGACAACGCCCACGCAGTATTATTGCGCCCTATGCAAAAAATATTTTACGACACTGGGGGCTCAACAAAAGCACAAGGACATCATGCATCCATCTGATATAATGCATGAGTTTCGGTGCCATTATTGTAGATATACTACCGGGTGGAAAGCCGCCATGGTCATGCATGTAAAAAGCCATGAGAACAAACGGGAGTATAAATGCCCCGAATGCCCTTATGCGGCGAACAACTCGTCTACATTGCGCCAACATAAGGAGAGTAAGCATTCTAACGGCAAAGGCAGGTTTGTGTGCGACATATGCTCATTGCAATGTTCGCGCAAAGATGGGTTGATTAGGCATAAAAGGTTGATGCATTTGCATCCATCTTCATAATTATACTATCATGAATAACAACCCGTCATTTGCGCGGGTATGTTCTACGTATTTTTTAATAAGTAAATTATTTTTTGGTTTCAATACCTTTGCTAAAAGCGAGAGTATTCATTAAATAACTTAACAAGGTTATCATTTACAATAAGAGTTATACTATGTCCTGTGCAATTAAGTTTAAATTTCCTATCAAATAGCCCGCATTTTTATTATTGGTATATTTAATACATTCTTCTTTTTATAAATTTTTTATATGTCAGCACAAATGCTTTGTCTGACGCTTTATAACTGTAATAACTCATTGTTCCCGATTGAAAATTTAATCTTAATAAATAATAGAAATAATGAGCCAATTAAACCCCAATTATTGTGTTCTTATAGAACGAAACGATACATTTCCCACAAAAAAAGAGGGCATGGGCTTAGAGGACATAAAATCTTATTTGTTTAAAAAACACATCCGTAAAAGTTATAAAGAGATAAGCGAAAAGTATCCAGAAATAAACAGCGCAAATTTCAAAAATGCAATCAAAGAGGATTGCACGTTAATAAACGAAGAAGCGGACATGTTTTTCGCCGCTAATCATTTTTATTCAGGATATAAAGATATTATTTCACAAACACTTATTCCTTCTAAAATATGCACAGGAACACCAGATGAGTTCAATGTTATTGAATACATTTATTTAAACATATATGTAAATGAGTGCAACCATTTTATAATTGCATTGGTAATAGATTTAAACTATATAAAATCTGATTTTTATTCAAAGTTTAAGTATTACTTTCCCGCGGAAATAGTTGCAAAAAATCATGAACGTTTTTATCCGGATAGTTTTCATAAACAGTTATTATCTTTATACAACCCAGGTTGTGATAAAATCAAAATTAAAACAGAATTTACTAATAACAACAATTTCATAAAATTATTACTCTCGTATGCGTTGTTTCATTTTGATAATATAAAATTAAACGCAAACATAAAATTAAACATAGAATTCGCGGCCGAAACAAAGAGCATTATAAAAGCACCATTATTTAGATCTCAGTTGCAAGATATTGCATGGATGGAAGAAATTGAAACTGACAGCATAACAAATAAAAAACCGATTATTTTAGATAATATAAAATCAATCCCATTCGGCAATCATTACGAAATAAATTTTACTGAAAGCGAAATTGCAGGGCTTCCTGATTATTCGTTTGCACCAAAAAGAACTATTGAAAATACTGACCCGGATAAATTAAACTATTTAATTGGCGGTTGTCTATCAAGCGACCCAGGGTGTGGGAAAACATTGTCAATTCTTGCACATTGTTCGAGTCCAAAAAACAAAGACACTTTATCGTTAATATGCGCCCCGGAGCATTTAGTTCATCATTGGGTTGCGGAACATAAAAAATTCATTGGCGCGGATTTTGCTATATATATCTACGAATTCCCGCATATTATTAATGGGTATAACAACGAAATTATGCTTAGTGTCCCTACTTGTGGGATAATCGTCGCGTCATTTCAAAATGCAGAGCATGCGCATTTTAGAACAGAGCGCATCGTTATTGACGAATGTCAAACAATATTCGCATCATTCGAGAATATTGCATTGTCAGAAACCATTTCATTGGCAAAGTGGCATTGGTGTATTACTACAACGCCGTTTATAACAGATGAGATCTACAAAAATATAATAAATTATTGCATATTAAAGAGATATACTCGATATTATGGCATAACAGATTCAATGTTTAAAACAACGAAACAAAAGCATAACATTATTACTAATTTCCATCGCATTAAGTTATCATCGCGAGAATCTGCAAAATTAGCGTCGTTGATGTCCGAAGAAGACCAGCGCAAATTTTGTTTGTTTCCTACATTATATCTAAACAACAGCATGCCATTTAGTTATTGTTTTTCGGAGTCTGAGTTTATTGATGTTATACTAAAAGAACATAGTTTAGATGAATTACCAGAAGGAATTAATGAATTACAAATACAAGCAAGAATACATATAAAATTTGTTAAAATGCAATTAAAACGAATAGCAGATTGCGGATACCTTTCAATGAAGACTAATAAAAAAATTAAACTTGAAAGCAAACATGAACACGAACACAAGAGCACCAGCACCAGCACGAGCGCCAGCATAAAACCGCCCGATATTACGTGCAGTATTTGCTATGATAAACTAAACCCAGATTTTACTATGTTAAGATGCGCACATGTTTTTTGTTCTGATTGTATAAAAAAACTGTTAGATCATGGCCATACAGAATGTTCTATGTGCAAGATGAAACTAATTAATACAAAGTGTTTTAGAAATATAGAAACAATGACAGATAAAAAACTGGTAGAGTTATACGGCACTAAAATTGCATTTATAATTGATTTTTGCAATAAAAATCAACACGAAAAGATAGTTATTTATATTGATGACAAAAAACACGCAAGTATACTTTATAACTTTTTGCATAATGGCGGAATTAATGCGATTTTATATAAGAAACCGGATGACATTCTTATGTTTTCGAAGCCAGAATTACAATCGCAAGCACAAGCACAAGCACAATCGCACGCGCATATGCAAGTCATTATATTATCATCACAAAATAATGCGTCAGGATTATTTATTCCAGGCATAACAATTTTAATGTTATTGCAAAGAATTAGTTTAAAACATAATCTTAAAAATATTATTGCAAGATGCGCATCTCCATATCAAATTCAAAAAACCCCTTTAAAAATGATGTGCATCAGTATCGAGGATAGTATAGAAGATACAAAGCATGAATTATTATGATTTAATAACAATTCATAATTCATATATTATCTTTGAATGAACGCAATATTTAAGCGAGACGGCATTATCAGTTATGGTTTTGGATCTGGATCCGCGCAAAGAGGCAAAATAATTAAAATTACGTTTAAAGAATTAGCGCAAATTATTGACACCATCGCTATTCCAGATATTCAAAATGATTTACAAGAAGATAAAATATTGGAAATGATAACGGCTTACAAAACGAATCCGAGCCATTTTATTACTAAATGTCTTATAGTTATTGTAGAATTTACGATAGGTGATTCAAAGGAATACTATTTAATTGACGGCCAACATCGCGCAAATATGTGTGTCAGATTGCATGCGCTTGGCCACAATGAAGTTTTATTATGCGCATTAATTAGTGTTGCATCACGCGCCGAGTTTAACTTAATGTTTGAAGAGTTAAACAAAGATTCTATTAAATGCCGATATCCGCGATTATCTATATTTGAAAAAGAACAGTATGAAATATTTAAAAAGGCGTTGCATTTTAAATGCAATGGTATTGCCCCTAAATCTTCATCGGATCAGAATAGGTTATATACAATATCCGAAGTTGTTGTATTATTGCAAAAATTATGTATTGACATAAACGAATTATTTATAAAAGAAGCCGAGTTTTACGATAAAGTATCTTACTTAGAATTATCTAATAATTCTACGACATGTAAGTTTAGTATTACTGAAATAAAATCTATAAAAGCCGGTTCGTGCATACTAATAAAACGCAATAATTTTATAGAATGGATTATGAATCCACAAAAAGGAATTGTCCCTAAACATTTCTTTAATAATCGTAAAAAAATAAGTGCATCGCTTAAAAAAACCGTTTGGCAGAAATATTTTGAAACTTCTTTGGAAGGCCAGTGCCAATTTCATGGATGCACCAATAGGTTAATGCTTGATGTTATTAATAGTTGGCATTGCGGGCATATCATTAGCGTGCATAATGGCGGGACTAACGACATAAATAATATAAAACCACTATGTCCAAGTTGTAATTATGCAATGAGTAGCAATAATTGGCAATAAAAATTTATTATATTATAATATAATAAATTTCCTGGTCCGGTATACGTAATCTATTTGCCTCAACGCGAAGAATATATCAGAAATGTTTTCGAAATAATGCGCATCAAGGCTCAATTTATCCCCGCCATACTCAGGGCCGAGTTGCCACCATTGCAAGAATTATTGGACAACGGAATTATGGGGGATATATACCTACGTAAACATTTGCCTAACGAAAACTATCCCAATATGGATTTACGTGCTTTTGAAGCCAATCCAAAAAATACCAAATATGTTAATAGTAAGTTAAAGGGCGTTCTTGCACTGCAACTGTCATATATGCAAATATTTGAACAATTTCTTCAGACAGGGCATTCACATTGTTTCATATTTGAAGATGACATATTATTGCAAACTCCCCGGCAAAGAAAACACACAATACACCGGTTGCAAGAGATATTTAAAGAATTGCCGTCAGATTATAATCTTCTCAATTTAGGCCGTTGTTTAGATGACTGCAAAAATAATAAAAACTTTTCTAAGAACTTAGTAGTTAATACAACACCAGTTTGCACACATGCATGTGGGTATTCGGTGCAAATGGCGAAATACGTATTACAGAATGCATTGCCATTGCAGGTGCAATGCGATATTTTGTTAAAAAAACAATATATAAACAATGGCTTTTCTGCAAGACCAGCATTGTTTTTTCAAAACCATACAATTGAAAGCTCTCTTATGAACTATCCTACGCCTGAATGCAAACCGAATGCGCCAAAAGAGTCAAAAGAGTCAAAAGCGTCAAAAGAGTCAAATGCGCCAAAAAGCAAAAAGAAATAAAGTTAATTATATTAATATAATATGACAAATATGTTTTCTACTTTTACAAATTGTTTTAAGTATGATGGCCAGGATGATATTTATATCAAAAATATAACAGGATTTTCGCAATCTGATTACATTACTTTGACGTTGCATGGTAAAGTAATACTTTCTGGAACAGACGTTTCATTGTCTCAATTTGGCGTCATGAAAGGCCCATTAGAATTACATACTTTGTCAAATAATAAAAAAACCATTTATTATGCACAATATGCGCCGAATTGCGTCAATAAGACCATAATTCCGGGACAAACGCAATGTGTTTATAATTATCATACTCAAACAATTATGCAAATTGAACCTCCTATTACATCACATGTATTTGTAGATGCATGTTTTATTGGATTTGTGCAAGATATGGAAATGTTAGTAATATGCGGAGAAACGGACATAAATAAATTAAATGTAATCATTAATTCGCACAATATTAAGAAAATTAAAATATATGGTTATACAAAGTTATTGCAACAATTGCGAATTAACAATAATATTATATCTATTAATTATATAAATGAATGATGAAATGTCATATTCAAATAACATTGTTGGAATATATGACAGCCATGATGAAATCGCAATTGTTCAAGATATTGTTATACTAACGCCCGAGAGGCCATACATTATTACAGATATTATTGTAATCCCTAAATCGCGATTATGATATAACTATTAAGTATTTAAGTATAACCTTATCTTCAGAATAAACAATAAATTCATCGTGAGCCATATATGCTTCAGGCCTCAACAAGGTCGTCTTTGCAATACTTAATGGTATCCCGGCAATAGTTGCGATTTCCGCGCATTCTTGCGAATAACGCCCAGGAACAAATACACTATCGGGTTTTTCTTCCGAAATAATTAGATCCATTATTTTATTGGGCGGTGGTTCAAGAATTACCTTTGCCGTGCCGAGATGCACAGCACATATAGTTAGTATACTAGGCACTCCTCGCGGATTTCGCGCATAATGCATGCATTTTTCAGAAGAGTTAGTAAAATAAATGCCGTTTCCGAATAATGAACCGGCCGTTTGAACACCATAAGGTTTTATTTTTAATCCATTTTTTATTATTCCATGATAATTAATATTGCGCGAACCATGAAATAATAATGCATCGCTACATGCGCTTTTGCCAATGTCTTCGTGCCTATTAATGCAATAAATAGATAAAATCCGATGGGCATGCGGTGTGGTATTTATAACCCATTTTGAAATAACGTCGAACTCTTCGGGGCTTGCCGGATAAATATCCGCACATAGTTTGTCGTAGTTATACTGCAACCCGTGCTTATGAGATTTGCTTATAATACTGTATGCTTCTATATCATCTAATAACACAATTTTTTCTTCAATATTTAAAATTGTTCCTGGTGCAACATCATGACACATTGGAACAAGCGTGTGCCACTCCATTGACAAAATATATTTATCATCGGCATTATTTGAATCGTTTATAAGTTGCAATAACTGACGTGCGCGTATAATATTCTTTTTTGGTATAACTATTATCTCATTGCGTTTTTCGAGTTTAGGATATAAAAGTTCAAATAATGCGACTATTTCGTCTGAAATAGTAATCATTATATCATCCGGTTCATCATCTTCTTGATAGATATAATAATCTTTCAACCCATCGCGCGTTTTTGCATCTTCAAATGAAAGGCCAGTTTTTAGTTTAAACAATTCGCGAAAAGCGAGATCTGCAACTGGCAATGATACGTAGCAATCTAAATCTTCTTTGCCTTTATGTCCTATACGCCCTTCACGAGAATGCAAAAAATATGCCGTTTTTGCTTCGTTTTGCAATATTTTAATGATGCAAAAGTTATTGATGTTGTTATTATTTTCAAAATTTACGCATGTAAGAAAACAATTATGTATAACCTCCATATTCTTAATAAATTTACTCATAGTAGATTCTTGTTATTATCATAATAATAATAATTTTCATTTAGACTTAATGTAAATGAAAATTATTATTATGATAATAACAAGAATCTATGCAAGACATAGTATCATTTGAGTTTCATAACAAAATTGTCGCAGGACAAGATATAACTATTTATAAAAACGCATTTTTGTATTATGGCACCGAACAACTTGATTTTCATTGCACAAATAAAGAAAAAATAGAAAAAATTATGATTAAAATATTAATTAATAAAGATAGTAGATTTGCTATTTACGTTGTTCCAGAAACACAAATAATAAAATTGCAAATAAGCAAAGCATATTTACATGATTGTTTCAATCGCGGGGTTATACCAAGCAATAATTTAATCGCAGTTTTGCGTGATTTTCCTTTTGCGTCTGCACATATTAGTCCGCAAGCATCAGAGCGTTTTATTAATCATGCGGGCTTGGGCTTAGGTCTAAGCTTAACTGCATTGATGCCATTAAATTCGCTTAAATTAGAATTAATGCAACATCAAATAAATAACGTTGCGTGGATACAAGAAGTAGAAGCGCAACCGTTTAAACATTCATATTGTTATAACAACGATTATTCCGAAATAACACTAAGCGATGATTGCAAATTTTATATCGATTTAAACTCAAACATGTGTTATTCATACGAATCATTAAAAAATTATGCGCCTGGTTGTATGCCTGTTTTGTTTAAAGGCGGACTGTTATGCGATGAAGTCGGACTTGGAAAAACATTGTCGTTTGTTGCGGGTATTCTTGCGACAAAAAATAAGAAAATAAGCCTTAAGAAAAAAAAGGATGAAGGAACAAGCATGAATAAATGCGATGGCACAAGCACATTAGTATTATGTCCAAAGAGGATTATGCATCAATGGGCTACGGAGATTTATAAATACGTTGGTGATTTATTATCAGTTCATGTTATAACTTCTATACTCTCATTAAAATCTAATAATATTGAAAAAATGAAAAAAGCGGATGTAGTTATTGCGAGTATTCAACTACTTGCAAATGGAAACTATTTACATGACGTAAATGTCGCGAAATTTTCGAGTATTAAATGGAAGCGCGTAATTGTAGATGAATGCCACGAGTTTCTTGTTCGTCCGTTTCCATGCAAAGAATATCGCACTATTTGGAGCGAATTGATGGCAATCAAGTCAAATGCGCGATGGTTATGTTCTGGAACGCCATTTGCGCAAAAAAATAAAAATTTATATCCTATGTTAAACTATTTAGCAGACGACGACGATTGCGCTTTTAATTTATTGGATCGCGATTATGATATTATAATCGACCAAATAGCGCGAAGGACAACAAAGGAACAATCGCGTGTTGTATTAAAAGAGCCTATTTATGAAACAAAAATTATTGAGTTTACCAAATATGACGCAATCATATATGCAGACGCATGTCGCGCAATGGACAATAATGAAAAGTTGCGGATTTGTAGCAACATTTTTTCAGTTGGCGAAAAGTTGGATGAAATACATATAATAAAAGACCGAACTGAGTTCTACTTAAAAAAGATAGAGCAAGGTATAAATGAAAACAGCGCAATGGAAACAGAATTGCGAGAGTTGATAATAAAAAAAAATTATTTGTTGGGACAAGCACAAACGCAAAGCCAAAGCCAAAGCCAAAGCCAAATGCAAACGAATGATTTGCAAACAGTAAAAGCGGCAATTAGGTATAGAAAGACTAATTATAAATTGCGCATAGAGCATAATCTACGCGAAAATGAGTTTTATAAATCACAATTAGAATTATTAACAAAAATGAAAAGACCTGAAAGTATTTGTATTATAACCGGTGAAAAATTATTAGATGATTACCTAATTTGCCCAGATGGACATTGTTATTCCCTGATAGGGATCAAACTTATGCGCAGTTATAAAAATGACCGACATATATTATGTCCTTATACCCAACGTAAATTATTTCCATTAATGTTTTCTAAGCCAATAATCAAAAAAGTATGGGGCTCAAAGATTGTGCAATTACATAATGATATTACATATATTATTGGGAAAAATTATGACAACGAAAACCGCATAATCATATTTTCTAAATATGAGGAAACATTAAAGGCAATAACGGCATTTTTAGAAGAAGAGAGATATAATTATATTTGTCCTTCGGGAACCGCGTCGCAGATTGCGATAGGTATAAATAAATTTAAAACAGATATTAACATAAGATTGTTGCTATTATGTTCAGAAAAATCTTCCGCGGGGACTAACATCATTGAAGCGACACATATAATATTATTTGATACCATTTCCATTAATATCGCTAAAAGTCGCGCAATCGAAACTCAAGCAGTGGCGCGTGCTGTCCGTATTGGGCAAAAAAACCATGTTAAAGTATTGCGTTATATAATAAAAGATAGTATTGAAGAAGAGTTATACTATTCGAGTATAATATGATAAATAATTACATGCGTCCATTTATTAACATTGTTTTTATTAAATTCATAAATATAATTAAAGTTTAATGTTTTTATAACCTCAGTCTTTGTTATCTTAAACTTAAGATTTCTTGGCAAAATGACTTGAAAATCGTTTTGTTGGCGAAAATACTTAGACTCTTTGGTTATATTTGAATTATTTATGTATAACCCAGTGCAGTTGCCATATAATTTATATACATAAAACCGGCGCCAATTGCTTCGATGGTGCCAGTTGCAAAACTCCCAATCAGGAATCAAAGACCAATGTGAATGGGTTATAATAGTGTCATTAATATATGGTTCTCTCATACAACGATATAAAGGCCCTTTTATATTAATTCCTCTGCGTATAATCAAATCATCTAACCCTGCAATAAATTTAATAATATTCTTTGCAAATATTGTTGGTTTTCCGGTATCGTTTATTAAAAGATCAGGACTAATTCGGTTTAATAAATAGTTATGAACATCATAAATAGACCAATTTTTTTCGGGTTGAGTATAATTTATTATTGATACCGTTTTCAAATCTTTTTTTGAAAATGTATCAATTTGCATTAATTTGATTAAACTTTTGTTGCGTTTATGTATCGACGAAACATTTATACCTAATAATGTTGTTAATTCCATATATATATTAAGGTATATTTTTTTTTCGATAATGGCTAATACTTGGAACTTTTGATGGCGATGTTGGCATTGTTTTTGTTTTGCTCTTGCTTTTGCTCGTGCTCGTGCTCTTGCTCTTGCTTTTGTTTTTGCTCTTGCTTTTATTTTTGCTCATGTTTCGCGATATTGACCTTGATGAAATTCCTTGAGTAATATTTTCTGTGGAAATAATTAGTATTGATGTCATACTCTTTGAAAGTTTCATTGTTGGTGTAGGAAATATATCTACAATTAATATACTATCGTCATCGTTTTGCCCGACAATATTAGTTATGTTAATCATAATTGCAATTGCAATTGCAATTATTATTGCACGCATTATGTTATTATTACAATAATAAAAAAAATCAATTATTATGTTCAATAAATTTAAGCCGTTCATATATGTTGCTTTTTGCCAATAAATAAATATCAAAGCGAGTAGTCATGGCAATTCCATAATTATTAAATATTTTGATGTTATAATAAGGCAAAACGAGTTTGCATCCATCAAGAATGACATGTATATTGCGCAAAGCATGCTCTTCTGTTTCGGATATTATTTTTATTAGATGTATAACATCCAAGTCCGAATAAAACCGCTTGCATGCAACTAATTTTGCATTAATGTCGTCAATATTGCATTGAAAATCTTCGTTAAATAATTGACTCATTGCTATAATATCCGGCCATCTTCTAATTGGCGATGTTATACTAACATAATTCCATGTTTGCAACTTTTCATGAAATATTTTCGTTTCATTATACAATAATGCATAACGAGAAAACGTCGTGCATTCTTTTACAATGCTAATTCGCGGACAATAATTCCATATTTGCGAATTGACTGATATCATAAGTTTTTCTACTAATGCATGACTGTTAACTACTTCTAATAATTGCATTAATTTATAAATATAATCGTTGCTATCTGTATAACATAAATTTGCTCTTACATTAATAATTTTCCGCGATACCGACAACAATCGCAATGTAGAATTATTTAGTATAAATTTAAATTGCACCGCACGCTTGCTTTGATTCGCATATAATGAACAAACCGAAACTAATTGTTTTGGTAGCATATGATCAACATCGTTTATGCATTGTGAATAAACAGAAGTGATTTTTTTTGATATATTTTTAATTAGTTCTGAGTCGGCATTAGCCAAATAGTATAATACATCCGCTATATAAACCGACACATATATATTATCGTTTTTAAGTTTCCATGAAAAAGCATCATCAATGTCAGTGCAACCAGGCGGGTCTATACTAATAATATTTTTTGTATTTATTTGATGAGATGGAATTCGGCGCATTAATTCTGCATGCCAATGTTCAGATAAAACGAATTTATTTCTATTAAATAAGGCATACTTATGCTTGTATACAAGTATACAAGCATTCATGTCAGTGTCAAGCCCTAAATCTTCATGCATATATGCTTTATTAATTTCATTATTGTCTTCTAACCGTTTCAACAATATATATCTATTACGCGCTTCCTTTGACTTTATTGCAACATAAAACTTTTTTCCATCAATAATACTTCGTGCTCGGTGCCAATAATTACCTTTTTTATTTTTGCCATATATCTTTCGCTTTGCAAGATATAATACTGCGGGGATAATATCATTCATTATTCTCGATATTTATATATAACTAAATTGAAATTATATTAATACTTAGTATAATATACTAATGGATTCGATTATCGATAAATTCAACTCAATGAATTTTGCACTTGATGCCACAAAAAACGAACAAGGGTGCGAAATAAATGTATACTCAAAACAGAAACTTCCTAAAACAGTTTTAAACATGTTTCCGGAGTTATTGCGATATGAGTTATACCTAAATACCGATTGCAATAGTTTGCAATATGCGTTATTTATGGTATTACTACCGGATTTTCGCACGATGCCTAACTGCGACAAAGATGCAGTTATGACGAAATTTATAGAACACGATTTAACTGAGGAAAATACTATCAAATATATTCTTGGATGTTATTATGCAATTAATGTAATAATAATAACCAAGAATAAAATTAATTATTATTTTTATAATAGTGAGAAAACAATAATCTTGTATCGCACAAAGAAAATTTATTATTTAGTAAAAGAAAACGGCAGATCTGATTTATATTATATCCAAAGTAGCGATGATCTTATAATAAAACTGATGAGCATAAAGTGGCGCCATTCTGAGCAAGTCAAAGGCACAATTAAACCAGAAATCGCGATTAAACCAGAAATCGCGATTAAACCAGAAATCGCGATTAAACCAGAAATCGCGATTAAAGAAGAATTTAATCCAAAGCGGTTATTTTCTGAAATGTTTGACGAAATAAGTATAATCTTAGATGATAAGCGGTTCTCAACTGATATAAAAATGATGCGCTTAATGCGATTAAAATTGGACTATCTAAAAAGTGCTTGCACATTACGTGGTTATAATATTCAAACTCCCTTTAAGAAAAACTTAAAGAAAAAAGATTTATGCTATTTATTACTTAAGTAATAAATGTTTGCACGGTGCAACATATGCACACGTCATTATTTGTTTTTATTTGACACGATAAATGAAAAGAATGATTATGAGAACATGTAATAAATTCAGGAAACTCTAAAATTTCGTCATTGTTCCATTGCTCTTCAGTTGAATAACATATTAGACATTCTTGATTAGGTGCTGTCGATAAACGATACTTATTCCTAAATAATACAAATAATGCATGATGACAATTATATTCTGTTGCATACATAATTAGTTCGCGGAAATCATATGTAAATCTTCTTTGGCATAAATACTCGATTATACTATAAGATTTTTGCATAATAGCGATATGCATCGCAGTTTGATTTAAATTGTTGCGGGCATAAATGTCAGTTTTATCAGATAGCCATTTGACTACTTCAATATGGTTTCCTTCTACGGCCTTTAAAAACGCAGTCATTCCCGTATTACTTTGCATATCTTTAAAAATATCGCGCTGATGTAAATACATAACAACAGGTAAATGTCCCGAATGACATGCCGTCATAAGTGCATCATGGCCATATAAATTTTTGCGATATTGCACTGACGCATCCTCTAAATATTTTATTATATCAAGGCACCCATGACACGCCGCAATCATTAGTGCATTATCCAAACTCTGATTTACGTAATTCATATCAAAACCCATTTTGTGCAATTCTTTTATAATACATAAATGGTTATACATTGCGGAGTATAAAAGTATTGACCCTTGCGATGAATAAGATTTTCTATATCGTGGAATAACATTGCCCGTTTTATGTAATAAATGCAAAATATCACGACAGTTTGCAGTTATAACTTCCTTTTTTTGCACAAGAATGAATGCATTTTCAAAAGAAAAATTGACTGCCATTTTAACATCATCAGGAAGCATTATACTAACTAAATATTTTAGTATAAAGCAATGCCCGTGGCGCGCTGCAGTTAAAAAAATGTTGTCGCCATAGTTGTTTATTGATGTAGCAACTGCATGCATTGTCATATTATTAAATAAGTATTTAAGCAATCTGAGTTTGCCATATTTTGCCGCCATATTAATTGCATTATTTCCATCTTTATTTCTTGCATATATATTAATGCCCTTTTTTATTAGTGCAATTGCTATTGTTATATCTTCGTTTAACGATCCGATAATAAAATTATGTAATGCATTATTTCCTACATAATTTATTGAAGTTATTAAATTGGTGTCATTGTGAATTAATCGCGACAATATGAACTCATTGCCTATTAGCGCTGCCATCAAAAACAGGTTATTACCTGTTTGATCAATGGCTTCCGTTAATATATGCCAGTGTTTAGGTATCATTTTAAGATAAATATCAGCCGAACTCGGGATGTATCCGTATTGGTATAAATAAGATAACATCTCCATATTATTTGCCGATTCTGCAATAATACCAGATATATCATGGTTGATATTATGCCCTGTATGATGCAATAGCGAAATTACATCAACACGAGAATGTTTTACCGCAAGAAAAATTGAATACTTAATTAAATCATCATAATCAGAAATCCAATTCCGTTTATGTTGCATTAAATATAATAACGTGTTAATTGCACCGCTTTCTATTGCCATTGTCCATGCAAGATAGTTAAGGTTATCCATTGACACATTAAAACTATGCTTAAAAAATACGTGTTTCATTAGCGCAATGTTTCCATGCCACGCCGCCGATAAATATATTTTGCAATCTAAGTTCATATGATATTGTTTATTAACCTATTATTATTTTTTCAATTTAGTCATGTTTGATTAAGAAATAAAATATGATATAATATTATAATGAAGTATTCGTTTAATATTAAAACATATAAAATACAAGAACAATCGCCGGCATTAGAATGCGAAAGATATATATTAATGAAGGGCATATCTAAAAGCATAAATGAGGTTTTGCATAGGTATAACATAACAATCGGAATTCTTGCGAGATGGATATTCTCGAATGTAAACATATACGATCCATTGTTTCCGTATAACGGGCGCAATAATGTGCAATTAAAAAAAGACATTGAAGGGCAAGGGCAAGGGCATTTATACCCAGAAATATTAAAAGAATTACAATTATGCCATAAATTTAACACCGCGATTGCCTCTTTGCAAGAAATAATTAAATCACCACAGTATCAAATAAGAAAAAATGCGCCAATTAAGATGATTGTTCGCGGGGATTGGTGCATTTTTGTCCTTGATGATACTGAGTCTAAGTATTCACAATTAAAACCAATACATAAAAATTTATACGAAAAACTTAAAATGAATTATAACTCAAATAACATTAGAATCGGAGGTGGAAGCGGCAGTGGAGATGGAAGCGGAAGCGGAAGCGGAATAATGTCTCTCGATGCGTTAATAATCTCTCTTGTTATTAGGTATGAAGCATTAGAAAGCGGAAACCAACAATTAGCGGTAAACCCTAAATTATATTCGCGATTATCACATTATGGTTTTGCTCATGAATTATTTGCGAGTGGGTTAAACTCTTTTTGTAGTAGTTATTGCAGTCTATTTCCAGACATAGAACAATACTTTGGTAGTAAGGGCAATTTTGATGATTTTAAAATATTGTCCGGAAAATACTTTGCTAATCCGCCCTTCGATGAGGCAGTTACAAAAAATATGGCTGTTAAATTAATTGACGCATTAAAATCGTCTAATGAATACATTGCGGTTTTTATTACATTGCCTGCATGGGACAAGTTTGAAGCATTATCCCTATTGGAAAACTCTGGATTCATGTCTTTGCGCCATTTTGTCCCAAAGAGTCAGATTAAGTTTTTTCATTATTACGAAAACAAATATATTGACGCGGTTAATACATATTTTATATTAATAGAAAACAAGAAAAGTAATTTAAGCTATGCTATAAAAAATGATTTACGGGCAATATTTCCTAATAATAAAGCCATGGTCGGAGGTGATGGAAATGATACTAAAAAATATTTTAGTGGAACAGATATTAACAAAAAAATAAGATTTAATAAAATAGTCGAAGATGGCACAGACATAAGCGCAGAAACAACCAAAAGCATAATTATTGTCAACAAAGAACAAGAACAAGAACAAGCACAAGCACAAGAAAACGCGCGCCCGCCTTTGCTAATAAAGATTAAGCATGCACCATCAGATATGATTATTAAGTCTAATATAAAATTTGCACCATTTCCGCCAAAATATTTGCGCGCCATTGTTGAGAATTTCTATTTGCAACGCGCACTCAATGATGCAAAGCGGTTAAATAGTCTTGAATATAATCGCAAGGCTTCGGTTAATTATTTTTCTATTAACAATAATATAACAACCGCTTTGTCCCTTGTTTTTCCAGAAGGATTGCCATCGTGGCCTATGAACATTATGCTTATTGATTTAACGTATTCTTGCGAACATTTTACATTCATACAAAATAGGTTGCGCGAATGCTACATTGCTTTTGCCAATTTCATTACAAAAACGGCTATGTTTCAAATGTTCAATATACAATGGTGCGTTAATCCCCGATACCACGAGACTGATTTCATGGAATATTTTACCAATTTGCATGAAGAAAAACTAAATTTCATTTTTGTTTCAGGAAATTTAGATTATTACATGACAAAGAGCATTTCTTTTTATACCGAACAAATATCATATATTTTATATCTTGCACAGACTTACATTGTTTTGGCAAATCAAGCACCCGGAGGTTCATTCATATATTTCTTTTATTCATGTGATAGCCCAATATTTAGGCAAATGATTAACATATTGCAAAATAGTTATACCGAAATTTATTTGTTTAATTTGTTTGACGGCACAAATAACTCTTACATTATAGGCAAGGATTTCATCGGAATTTCACCGGAAAATTTAGCCACTATCAAAGAAACCCTTGCGAAATTATTGCAAGAGTATCCCGACTTTGGAGAATCTTTTAATATTTATTCTGATGAATTACGTAAGCGCAACCATGTAATAAAACATATAACATGGCCACCAAAAGATATTAAATATTTAAGCAAAGTATTTGATTTGCATAATGTATCGAATCGAATTTATAAAAAAATTAATGCATTTCATGATATTAAATATGGGCAATATAATTGTTATAATTCCGACAAAGCATAACTTATGTCCTTTATATATCTCGAATATAGATTAGAAGGGGAAACCAAGAAACACGGTTCTGCGATAATCATGTTATACCTTTCTGTATCGTTATCTAACATTTTTATATGCTCCAATAATGCGTCATCATCGTAATCAGGCGCATATATAACACGTTTCTTGTTAATGTATTTAAAAATGCCCGCATCGCCCCAATAAATAGGTATACAATTAGCAATTATTGGATTAATTAGTTTCTCGGTTGAGTATCCGGCACCCATACTGTTTTCCATTGCGATAACAAATTTAAACCCGCCATTAGCATATTGTTCTATTGCGATGTCGTTATACGTCTCAGTATCATCATATTTATGCCGTGTAATAGACGCATTTGATGTTCCGCAACATCGTCCCAAAGCGGTAACCTGAGAATAACTTGACAATAGGTTATACCATTTTATCCTATGTTCGCATGAAACGTAGTATAAATAAGCGCAAAAATTAGTATGCAAATTAATGTAGTCATCGGGATTAATTGACTTTCTGTGTTCGCGAAGACTTAAGAATAATTGAGGGATATAAACAGTGCATCCAGAATTAGTGCCAATAGACAAAACATTTTCGAATTCTGACTTATTTTCGCCAGATATAACAATTACATGTTGTGCGGGAATTCTTTGTTCAAAAACGTCATTTATACTAATGACCGCATTATCACCTTCAGTAATTTTTATTTTATTAATTTTAGAAAGCCATGTAATAATAATATCTACTGTATACCTATGCCATTTAGCGGCACAGGTATTAACTGCAACAGTAATCTCTTTTTGTTTTAATAAAGACATATAATAAATATATATAATATTATATATGAATGCTATATTAGGCGAAGGTTCATCAGGAATAATATATGAAGAATACCATGATAAGTATGGCCCCGTTGCTGTAAAAAGATATAAAAACGAAAAGCATATGTATAACGAAGTTAAAATATTAAGAGCAGTCAAACAATTAATAACAAAAAATGTATGTCCTAACTTTGCTTATATGTATTCTACTAACATAAGCACAAGACCGAGCACAATCATAAGCACAAGACCAAGCACAATCATAAGCACAAAGACACATTTGAAAAATGCTTATATAATGCAACGTAAATATGACATAAATTTGCAGGATTTCATAAAAACATGGCATCCTTTACGTGTTTTCAAGTCTATTCTATTTCAAATATTAATGGGCATGCTTGTTTTTCAAACTTATTTATCCGGATCACACCGTGATTTATTAGGCAATAACATATTTATTAAATATGTTAACAAAGATGAAAATTATTGTTATAACGTTAATAGCACCAACTATTTTATTAAAACGTATGGCTACCAAGCAGTAATAGCCGATTTTGGAGTGTCTGTAATCGGAAAACCAATAAGGTATACTGATTTTAGATATTTAGCCCGTTTGCCAGGTATACTAAGTTATTATAACGATGCAAATAATGGGCGCGCCATTGCAAAAAAATATCACAATATGATTGAAAATAATGAACGCGATGATGTTCTTGATGAAGAACATGCCATTAAAATAAAAACGATTATATATAAATTGCGCAAAAATGATGACAAGCGGCTGGTGTCGCGAAAGTTATATTTATATTTATACTATTATACAAAATATATTCCTAAATTAAACCAAAAAACAATGCAAATGATACTAAATTTGCAAAGGATAATAGATGACATTGGTCTTAAACCAGATACTTTGCTACTAACTACTTTAAACTTTAGTAGTTTTGCGAATAAATGCGGAAACAAAAACGAACAAGAACACGATCATAATTACTTCATTAAATATGAAACATAAATTTCTTCGTAATAAGTGCAAATATTTTCCTTGTTTGGTCAGACTGTAAATTTAGACTTGTTTTCTTTCTAAAATATAATGTATCATTAATATCAACAAGTCTATCATAATCTAACTTTTTGCATATTTCAATCAAGTCATTATTTCCCGAAAATATTCGTATAAAATAATGAAGTGTTTTTCCACTAAAAAAAATGCCAGGAATTCCTAATATATCGTTGCAATATGGCATAATTTTATATAAATTAATTGACGAAAATGCCATAGAATGATACAAAATTATTGTGTCATGTAATAAATTCGCCCCTTGCTTGGCATAATTATATGTATCAACCGATTCAAAAAACACACCGAACATGTAAAAACTTGACATTCCAAAATCAATAAGTATTGGTTCGCCATTTTGCACTAATACATTATTACATGTTAAGTCGCCATGTCTAAACCGAAATCCATGCTTGTCGAATATTACATATATATCAAATATTTTATGTAATAATTCATTAATAAAACACGGATGTAAATGTTTAATATATCTATTAAACGTGATAGGGATGTATTCCATAGCCAAATAATACTTGCGTGTTATTTTGTTATAACTAAAAGAGTATAACTCAGGAAATATTTTAACTGGAATAAACGCCTTTGCATAGCAATATAAAATTATAGTTTTAATGTTTTCTATAAACGAGTCATACCTATTTGTAAATTCACCAGGAGACCTCAATGCGATTAGTTTGTCGTCATATGAACATTCCTTAATGTCGTTATACCCACCTTTGCTTATAACACGGTTATAACAATATTCATGTATAACCCCCGGCGAAATATTGACTCGATATTTCATTGTTTTAAAATCATACGATATTGTAGGGCCTTTAAACAAAATATTTTGCGCTTCCCAGTTGCCATGTATATTAAAATTTTCAAGGCCAAATTGCGCCATTAGGTTAGTATAACTCTGCATTAGGTTAATCTAATTATTATTATTAACTTATTATAATTAGATTTTCAATTACATTACATTACAATACAAT